AAAACAGTATATATAGTAGCTGAATCATTGCATGAAGCATGGCTGAAAACAGCACCGTTGGTAGGGCCTGGCGGCAACCAGTGGTGTTCTTGTGAACTCCTGGACATGTATAGCCGTTACCCCTATGCGAATTATGAAAATCTGTCTACAGAGAGCCTCACCCGTTATGCGGACAGCGAGCTCTTTTTTGTCGGTGGTTGGGATAATTGAGGAATAAATAATGAAAATCTACAAAAAACAGTCGGTCAATTTCATCGACCTACAGACAAAAATTAAGGAATTGTATGCCGAAATGGGATGATAAAAAGAATGCTTATATTGTATTAGAAAGCAAAGGAATAGAATAATGAAATACTGGCATAAAAGGGTTGAGGTCAGCAGTTTTTACGATTTGGAACCGGAATTCCAAATCGAAGAGCTGGAGTATTACGGTATAGAGGTAAAGGAAAATAGTTATTTTATCTCTGAAAATGGTGAATATTGGAGTATGGGAAACTTTATGCGCTCGTCGGGTGGTCGGTACGACGGGGTAATGGGTGTCACCAACACGAGCGCGATTGGTGTTGTTTTGTCGTGCAGTGGCGATAGCGCTGTTTTACAGTGTTTTGGATAGACGTATAACAACGTGAGTAACGGGTATTAACAGGCGTGATTATTAAAGAAATGGAGCTGAGAACATGAAAATAGAAGGAAGAGTATTACAAGCGGTGGCGCTTGCAGCAGCAGTAAAGGACGTACGCTATTACCTGAACGGTGTACACGTTGATAATGTACACATCGAAGCGAGTAACGGCCACATGGTAGCAAGAGTAGCGCATACGTACAATATGGAGGTGCCGGAATGGATGCCACAACATGGCGTGATTATCCCCAATGATGTCATCACTGGTTTGTTTCGTGGACTGACAGCTAAACAGAAACGAGAATGCGTAGTGGTACTGGATGAAGTAGAAGGCAGAGTAACTGTATCAACGGAAGGTAGAACAATAATCGTTGATACGGATCACTATAGTAAGTTCCCAGATATAAGGAAGGTGATACCAGTGGAGCCGCATCATAGACCAGTGGAGGCACCATCCGTTATTGGTTTTAATTGGGAGTACATGGCGACGTTTCAGAAGATTAGACAGGTTATGGAGGGTAACACTAAAAAGGGTTTTGAAGAGGTGGGCTTAGAGACTCCGACAGAATCCGATCCGATGGGACCCTGCAGAGTCTCATTCCCCGGGATGAGTGAGTTTGTTGGGGCGCTTATGCCGATGAAGATTGCGGATTAATGGAGAATAGAACAATGATTAAAGTACACAATAGATTTCACAATACAGACTATACAATCAGATTAAATGATTACATTTCCCTATATGATGTCCTTTACTATGCGCAAGCTGGAGGACACAAGAAAGCTGAACAAATTGTTTCACGCATGAATAGAAAGCTATGTCCGCATAATAGGCGCGGGTGTGGATGCCATCATATGGACGATGAGGTAATAGAAGAATGAACGAAGAAACTACAGAAGTTAAGAAAGAAACTAAAAACGAGATAATCGCACGATTGAATGCTGAGATTGAAGCCCTCAAAAAAGAATTAGCTTCAAGCAAATCATCTACCAATATGTATCGTGAAAACGCAGAGAATGCGGGGGGTCAGATCAGAGAACTCCATTCTCTGTTTGACAGCGTTGGAGTGCCACGTAAACAAGACGAAGATAACTGCTCTTATGCCTACGATTACACAATCATGGCCCGTTTCGCTAGCTACTTGCAGACTATGACAATGAAGCACATGGAGCTACTAGCTAAAACTAATTAAGGAAACACATCATGGATCATATCCAAATTAATTCTGAACAGGCTGTGCCTGCTATTCTCAAGATCCTTAAAGCTAACCTTACTCCAATGGTGGCAGGGTCCCCAGGAATTGGAAAATCAGATATCGTAGCTCAGATTGCTAAGAAGTATAATCTCAAGCTAATTGATGTACGGTTAGCTCAAGCAGATCCAGTCGATCTAATGGGCTACCCTGTGCTCAATAAAGACAGTACTCGTATGGAGTATGCACCATCTAAATTGTTCCCTCTAGAGGGTCTAGACACCCCTGAGGAAGGTACAAATGGATGGTTAGTGTTCTTAGATGAGTTGACCTCAGCACCTCTCAGCGTCCAGTCAGCGGCGTATAAGATCATCTTAGATCGTAAGGTAGACCAACGTAGCATTCATAGTAAAGTAGCCTTTGTTGCTGCAGGTAACCACTCTACTGATAATGCTATCGTGAATCGAATGTCTACTGCTTTACAGTCACGATTGGTGCATCTAAATCTAAATGTAGATCATCAAGCTTGGCTAGACTGGGCTAATGATAATCGACTAGATCACAGGATCATTTCCTTCATCAAGTTCCGTCCTGAACTGTTGCATAAGTTTGATCCTAAGCATGATGACAATACTTTTGCCTCTCCACGGACATGGCATTTTCTGTCAAAAATTATACAGAACACAGAACACTTCGATACTACAGACTTTGCTGTAATGGCAGGAACAGTAGGTAGAGGAGCAGCAGTTGAGTTCAATACATATAGTTCAATCTATCAGGATCTTCCTGATATCGATGATCTAATTGCAAATCCTAATAGTTTTAATGTACCTAGAGAACCTAGTCATCAATATGCAATGACTACCCTTCTCAGTCATAATATGAAAGGAGATGCAGTAGATCCACTAATGACAGTTCTTGAGCAACTACCCCTAGAATTCCAAACAGTAGCTCTACGGGATATTCATGCTATGTACCCAGATCTGAGATCTCATCCCAGGATTATTAACTGGGTCAGTAAGAACGCAGACAAACTATTCCAGTAAGGAGATCCTATGTCACTAGTATTATCAGGTGATACAGAAGAGAGGCTACAACACACCAAGATTGAGCTAATGACTAAATCGGTGTTCTTGTCTTCAATCTGCCTAGGGCTCAAACATGTAGTTAGTACTCAGGTGCCTACTGCAGGTACTAATGGCAAGGTTGTTTATTACAATCCAGACTTTGTAGCTAAACTAACTAAAGGAGAGCTCATAGGTCTTTTAGCTCATGAAGTATGGCATGTTGCTTTCCGTCATATGCTACGTAAAGGAGATAGAGATCCTGAACGCTGGAATATAGCAGGAGATCATGTTATTAACTTGCTACTACTTGCTGATGGTTTTGAATTACCTGAGGGAGGGTGTTATGACGAGCAGTACACAGGCATGACCACAGAGCAGGTATATAACCTCCTACCTAAAGATCCTGAGGATGAGGGTGGAATGGGAGGAGATATCCTGTACCCAGGAGCTGATGAACAACCAGGTGATTCTCCTACCACCCCTGAAGAAGTAGAGATCAGTGTGAATGAGATTATCAACCGTGCTCATATGCAAGATATGGTAGCTAATCAAAATGCAGGTAATTTACCTGCAGAGATAGCAAGATTGATTGAAGAGGTAAATAATCCTAAGTTACCTTGGTATGAGTTACTACAACGCTTCCTCTCTGACTTCAATAAGGATGACTACTCATGGTCTAGACCTAACAAACGGTTTATGCCTCATACCTATCTGCCTTCACAGTATTCAGCAACTCTGGGACATATCACTATAGCTATTGATACTAGTGGTTCTGTCACAACTGCTGAATTGAAAGCTATGCTCAGCGAAATTGAGAGTATACGTCAGCACTTCCACCCAGAGACTCTAGAAATTATCGACTGTGACTGGGATATTCATAATATTTTCCAGGTAACAGATGATCAGGATATTTTAGATCTAGAGTTTACTGGTGGCGGGGGAACTTCCTTCCATCCTGTTATTGAGTATTGTGATCAAATACAACCACAAGCTCTGATCTATTTCACAGATTTATATGCTGAAAGTGTTGAGACAGAACCTGATTATCCAATTCTTTGGATATGCACTTCAGACCATCCTCCTGCAAAAGTAGGAGATACTATTTACCTAGACTTGGATTCCTAATGATTATTGCAGCCCCTATCCCAACATTTGAAGATATACACGATATACACATGTTTTTGTATGAGTTGATTCATGTTCCTGTAGGTAGCCTACCTGAGAGTTTTGAGGGGGCGTTATCTCAGATCCCAGAAAAAGATAAGGAAGATACTATTAGAGTTCTACGCTCACACATCATTCCTCTCTTAGTTAGTACTGTTCTGGGAGCTCTCTTAAAAAGAGGACACACCGATATGGACGCTATTAACGAATATATAGTTAATACTGTGCGGAGTGCTTTAGAAGCAGGTAGAGCCGCACAAGAGGATGAGCATTATGAAAATAACGCAACTCAGCACTAACTTTGATTACGATGACATCACTACTGTCATCCTAGTTAAAGAAAGTTCAGTTGATAAGGAGAAGGCTCTAGAGCATTATGTAGATGCTTACGATGTTCTAAAAGCAGAAACTACAGTTGTGCTTCCTCTCATGTACAACAAAAACAAAATACCAGCTAAACTAGGAAAAGCTTATCTAGATATTCTACAGAAAGAATTAACTCATTTCCCTAATCTAAAAAACCTAGTTGTAGCTGATTCTAATTATTTCAAATTCATTACTAAGGTAGTGAAAGTGACTAATACCTACGGTGTTCCTTACCAAGGTAAATACTCTGGATATGAAGATTACCAATGTGTGTATGTATCTAGTTACTTCTCTTTGTTTTATACCCCAGCTAATGTGAATATTATCCGGGAAGGAATATCTGCATTAGTTAAAGTAAAAACAGCAGACTTTATTCATAGTGCTGTCTACTGTAATAATGCAGATACTACTGTAGAGTTTCTAGATACGTTGTATCAGTATCCAGTATTGACTATGGATATTGAAACTACAGGATTACCATTAGATAGTGCTATTGTCACTGCAGGCTTTGCTTGGGACAAACATAATGGTGGAGTCATTGATACCTACACTGTAGGTACATATCATTTAGCTAGATTCCTGGAGCAGTACAAAGGTAAATTAATATTCCATGGTGGGCTGTTTGACCTCAAACTACTCATCACTAATCTATGGATGGAAGATCCTCAGGATTATGTAGGAATGCAGAAAGGGTTGAATATATTTAATAATGTAGACGATACTATGCTGCTTACTTATCTAGCAACTAATAGTACAACTGACGTTCCTCTGTCTCTGAAGTTTAATGCTATGGAGTACACAGGTAATTATGCAGTAGAGGTAGAAAAAGCTCTATTAGTTCCTAGGGCTGAGCTAATGGAATATAACTTGATTGATTGCCTAGCTACATGGTTTGTATATGAGGAGCGTTTACCTCAAGTAATTACAGATGATCAGTATGCTATATACCAGACTATTTTCAAACCTTCAATTAAACCTCTTCTCAAGATGATGATCGTTGGACTCCCAATTGATCTAGCTAGAGTAGATGTCGTAGAGAAAGAGATTACGAAAATTAGAGATACTCACTTAGCTAATCTAATGAGTAATCCAGTTATTGTGAAATTCAATTCTCGTTTACAAATATTAGCAACTGAGCTAAAGAATGCTAAATTAAAAACTAAGGTTGTGACAGTACAGGATTTTGCTCATGTAGTTTTGAATCCTAATTCTCCTAAACAATTGGCTCTCCTATTCTTTGATGAATTAGGGTATGAGTCTATTATGAAAACTGAGACAGGAGAACCTGCTACTGGGGCTAAGGTACTTAAACGCCTGAAGCATCAGATGACAGAGCCTAACCATATTGCTGCTATTGAAGATATTATTGAATTCGGTAAAGCAGACAAAGTAGTAGGTACTTTCATCAAAGCCTTCAAACAAGTAAATGACGGTTTCCTTCATGGGAATTTAAAACTAGGGGGTACTCAATCAGGGAGGTTGTCTAGTAACTCGCCCAATTTACAGAATCTCCCTAGTGGTAGTACTTATGGTAAGTTAGTTAAGTCATGCTTCATTGCCAAGAAAGATTGGTTATTCGCAGGCGCAGATCTCAGCTCCCTTGAGGATCGTATCAACGCTCTATTGAGTAAAGATCCTAACAAGATCAAAGTCTATACTGATGGGTATGATGGTCACTGTCTAAGGGCTCATGCTTACTTTGGAGATCAGATGACTGGGATTGATGCTAATAGTGTTGCAAGCATTAATTCAATTGAAGTGGAATACGAGGCATTACGACAAAAAAGTAAAGTCCCTACCTTCGCACTAACCTATGATGGGACCTGGCACACTCTACACAAAAACTTAGGCCTCCCTGTCGAAGAAGCTAAAAGTATTGAGGCTAATTATCATGAGTTATATAAAGTATCAGATGAATTCTCACGGAAGAATGTGGAGTTCGCTAATAATCATGGGTACATGGAGTGTGCCTTTGGCTTGCGTATTCGTACCCCTATTCTCGCAAAGTGCGTAGCAGGTAGTACCAAGACTCCTAAGGCTGCTGAGGATGAATCTAGAAGTGCTAACAATGCAGTAACCCAGTCCTGGGGGATGCTTGTTAATCGGGCACTAGCTGCCACGAATGCACGAATTGAAAACTCCCCCCATGCTTTTGATATCTTGCCAGTTAATACAATCCATGATGCAGGTTACTTTATGGTCAGGAATACTCCTGAAGCAGTAAAGTTTCTGAATGACACACTGATTGAAGAAATGGAGTGGAATGATCATCCATTGATTAAATCTACAGATGTTCCTATGAAAGCCTCTCTAGAAATTGGACCTAGTTGGGATAAGATTAAAAAGATCCCAAATAGAATAACCCTAGAGGAATTAAAAGAACATGAACTATTCAAATGATCAGTTACAAGCTCTGAGAGATATCGAAGATTTTCTCCATGATAATGATCAACGAGCGTATGTATTAACAGGCCATGCAGGTACTGGGAAAACTACTATTGTAAGGCATATATGTGAAACTATTCACCGTCATACTCCTTTTGATCTACGGTTGTCAGCGACTACTCACAAAGCATCTAAAGTACTATCAAAAGTATTAGGGGACACAGTACATACCATCCATAGTTTATTAGGCCTCCGGCCTGCTGGGGTGGATAAGTTTGGTAATCAAATTTTCAAAGCTTCTAAAACTAAAGATCTCTGGATACGTACTGTGGTGATTGTTGATGAAGCATCAATGATAGATCAGAACCTTTTACAGTTGATCGCTACTAAAGCTAAAGAAGAGAAAGCTAAAATATTATTCGTAGGAGATCCTTATCAATTACCTCCAATCAAATCCCGATGTGCTGTATTTGATAATAGCTTGCCTACTTCAAAACTATCCACTATTCATAGACAATATGCTCAAAGTCCTATTGTAGTTGAAGCTGAAAAATATAGAGCTTTTCTACAGAATGATAAGTTACCTTTTCCTACATTGGAAAATAACTTACATAAAGGTGAAGGAGTACATTTATTAGATAAGAAAGCTTTCATGCAAAAGCTGATGGCTGAATATAATAATTTCATAGAAGGGGATACTGTAAATACTGCTGTGTGTACTTACACAAACAAAGCAGCTATACACTATAACCAGATGATACGGAAACGTATCCACTTCATGGAGCCTACGTTAAAACCTTACTACCCTGGAGAAGTTCTGGTAGCAGCTGCTCCTTATCTACTACAAGGGAAAGTTGCAATTAATAATGATGCAAGTGTACGTGTTATTGAAGATGTTACGTCTACTGCCTCAAGCCCTTTATTTGCCACATTACCAGATGTTCCTACCCGTCAACTGAAAATACATAATGGGAAAAGCTCCTTAACTGTAAAAGTCACAACTTCTCCTGAGAAACTAGAAAAGGCTATCAAAGAGATGAAAGACAAAGCTCTGACAGCTCAACGACAATTGAAGAATATCCCACGTAGTGATTCATCAGCTTATTTTCATGCAGACAAGCAACGTAAGACAGCCTGGGCTACTTATTATACGTTCAAGGATTCATTCGCAGATCTTAGATCACCCTACGCAGGTACCACTCACAAGGCTCAGGGCAGTACCTATGAACGGGTATACATTGATCTAGCTGACATTCAACGCTGCACTGTAGCGTCCACCAGAGCCCGTCTACTGTACGTAGCTCTCACCCGTGCATCAGATGATGTATTCATCTGCATTAACTAAGGAACTATCCTATGGAACCCATTTACACCAACAAGCATAATGTCTCAATCCCTCTAGCTGTTTTTCTGATGTTTGACAATTATGATCATGATGGCAGAACTAACACAATCAGTGCTACTTCTATTATCAAACCTCTACGTCAGCTGGCTCTACGTAAGTTGTACCCTGAAGTCTCCAAGTCTATCGATATTAGTGGACTGGTAGCCTCTCGTATGGGGTCAGCTATCCATGATGGATGTGAGCAGGCCTGGACAGACAGTGACAATATCACTAAGGCATTTACCGCATTAGGTCTAACTAAGTTGATTCCTAGGCTACAAATTAACCCTACAAAACCTCTAGAGAATGATGAGATTGGAGTCTATGTAGAGCAGCGTCATGAGAAGCCTATTGGTGATTACATCATCACAGGTAAATATGACCTAGTACTCGATGGAAGACTGGTGGACTACAAATCAACCAGTGTCTGGGGTTATATCTATGACTCCAATGCGCTCAAATACACTCAGCAAGGAAGCATCTACCGTTGGTTGTCTCCTCATATTATCAAAGACGATAAGATGGAAATTGAGTACATGTTTACTGACTGGTCAGCTGCTGAAGCCTTACGTAAACCTACGTATCCTCAATTACGAGTACTGTCAAAAAACTACCCTTTGTGGTCAGAATCGGAGACAGAGACCTACATTCGTGATAAGTTAGCCGCCCTTGATAGCATCCTAACTCAAGGAGAATCTGGTCTTCCACTATGTAATTCAGAGGAATTGTGGGAGTCAGAGACTGTGTATAAATACTACAAGAATCCCAATAACACTAAACGAGCTACAAAGAATTTCCCTACAAAAACTGAGGCAGATGCTAGGCACTCAGCTGATGGGTTTGTAGGTAGCGTAGTCGAAGTGAAAGGACAGGTTAAAGCTTGTCGTTATTGTGATGTTGTAGGCGTGTGTAGCCAAGCTAAGAACCTCGTAGCCTCTGGCCGTTTAACTCTAGAACAATAAGGAGCTGTATATGTACTTCCCTTTTTCAGAGGAAGTTGTCGATGTATTGGTAGCTAAGACTCAATCTCAAAATCGTCACTTCTTCAGAATTCTCACTGCTTATCATCTCAGCAAGATAGCATCTATGATGAGAGTAAACATTCAAACTAAAGATAGAGGAGTAATCCCTGTAAACACATATGCCCTTAATCTGATGCCTTCAGGTGCAGGTAAAGGGTTCTCTACTAATTTGATTGAAGCTATCTGTGAGCCCTTCAAATTTAAATTCTTGAGTCATGTATTCCCTACTCAGAGCAAAGCTCATCTTACTATGCTTGCAGCTAAAAAGAAGAAGGCGTTGCAAGTAGCAATGCCTAATAAAACAATTAGTGATAAAGAAGTATTAGAGCGTTATGAGAAAGAGTTTGATGAACTAGGAGTTCTAGCTTTTAGTTTCGATAGTGGTACAGCCCCTGCTGTGAAGCAGATGCGTCAGAAACTATTACTAGCTAATGCTGGTTCCATGAATTTGGAACTAGATGAGGTAGGTTCTAATATCACTAATAATGTAGATATCATGAATGTCTTCCTAGAGCTGTATGACGTAGGGAAGATCAAGCAGAAGCTCATTAAGAATACAGCAGAGAATAAGCGTATGGAGGAGATCGAGGGTCTCACTCCTACAAATATGCTGCTGTTTGGTACCCCTACTAAGTTACTAGATGGTAGTAAGACTGAAGATGATTTCATGCAAATGCTGGAGACAGGATATGCACGAAGATTGCTGTTTGGCTACGATACTGCCATTCACAAAGATCTATCACTGACTGCAGAGGAACGATATGCAGCACTGACTGATTCAAATATGAATGCTCTAGGAAAGCAGGTTACTGATCAGATCGGTAAATTAGCAGACAATGCTCTATTTAATCGAGTACTCACAATATCAGAGGAGAACACCAAATATCTCATACACTATCAGATTGGCTGTGAGCGTAAAGCAGCGACTCTGAGGGATCACCAGGAGATCCATAAGGCAGAGCTCTCACATCGCTACTACAAGGCTCTTAAGCTAGCTGGAGCGTATGCTTTTGCTGATATGACCATGGAGATCTCTAAGGATCATCTGGATTGTGCTATTCAGCTAGTGGAGGACTCAGGTGAAGCCTTTGATCGGTTGATGGCTAAGGAAGGCCCTTATGTACGATTAGCTAAGTACCTCTCTAACATTGGTAGAGAAGTTACTCAGGTAGATCTAGTAGAGGAACTACCCTTCTATAAAGGCAATGAAGGTCAGAAGCGTGAGCTAATGAATCTAGCTATTGCTCATGGGTACCACAACAATATCATTATTAGGAAGAAGCTCAGAGAAGGTATTGAGTTCTTTGAAGGAGAGTCACTACAGGAAGTTGAACTAGATAAATTACATGTAGCTTACAGTACAGATATCACACATAACTTCAAAGCTGACGTAGCTAGATTTGATCAACTACATAAGATGACCTGTGCTAAGGGTATTCATTATACTGCCCATAGTTTTGAGAATGGGCACCGAGCTGGTGATAATGCACTTCCAGGATTTGATCTAGTAATTCTAGATATCGATCACGGTATTCAAATTAGTACTGTTCAGACTCTCCTGCAGGAATACTCTTATTTGATTGCTACAACTAAGAGGCACACTGAAGAGAATCCTAGATTTAGATTGATTCTTCCTATGTCTCATTATCTGAAACTAGATAAGAAAGACTACAGTGAGTTCATGACTAATATCTTTAAATGGGTACCATTTGAAGTAGATGAAGCTACGAAGGATATTGCACGTAAGTGGGAAGGATTTAATGGAGACCATTACTACAACCAAGGTGCTACTTTGGATGTGACTCAATTCATTCCTCAAACTAAACGAGCAGAGGATCGCTCAAATACTATGATGAACCAGGAAGCTCTCACAAATATGGAGCGCTGGTTCTTTAACAATATCCAAGTAGGTAATCGAGCTACTATGCTATTCCGATTCGGCTGTGTGTTATCTGACCAAGGGCTGAGTCTTGCTGAAGTAAGTACGAAAGTACATGCCTTCAATAAACAACTCACCCACCCATTATCTGAAGAAGAGATTACCAATACTACTATTGTGTCTCTAGCTAAGAAAACCCAAGGACCTTAAAATGAATAATAATCTTGTATTGATCGGTGGCAAATCAGCCACTGGTAAGAGTGCTAGCCTAGCTGGTATTCAAAAACCTGAAGGGGTTATCTATCTCAATTGTGAGAATAATAAGAAGCTCCCTTTTAATAGTAAGTTTAAAGAACTTACAGTCACAGATCCTTTGACAGTGTACCAAGCATTTACTGAAGCTGAGAAGATGCCGGATACTCATACTATCATTATTGATAGTTTGACGTATCTAATGGATATGTACGAGAGTACTAAAGTACTACCTTCTACCAACACGATGAAAGCGTGGGGAGACTATGCACAGTATCTCAAAATACTGATGTCTCAGTACGTAGCTAAATCTACTAAGAATGTAATCTTCCTAGCTCATACTTCTGATGTGTACAATGAATCTGAAATGGTCAATGAGACATTGGTGAAAGTTAAAGGGTCTCTGATGAACACTGGTGTAGAGAGTTTCTTCTCTACTGTTATTTCAGTTAAGAAGATGCCTATTACTAAGCTCAGTAACTCTGAATCACCTATGTTGGTGTACACAGATGATGAGAAGGAACTTGAATTTAAGTATGTGTACCAGACCCGTTTAACTAAGGATACGGTAAATGAGAGGATGAGATCTCCCATTGGAATGTGGAATATTAAAGAGACTTACATCGATAATAATATTCAGCATGTACTGGATCGTTTGCATACTTACTACACTCCTTGATACTATTGATCGGTGGTATAGCATCATTCTCTGAATAAGAGAGTAACGAGCCACTGATGTGAAAATCTGATGCAGGGTAAGATCATGGATCTTCCTTATGGGTCAGAGCGAGGCTTACCCCAACTGAAGAGTTGAGAAATACTAGTCCTTACACCACAATGTAAGGCGTTAATAACTGACTGGCTGTAGATAACTGCCGATGGTCAGGTTTGAGGGAGCCAGTCAGGGTATCTCCTTGTGCCCTCAGACACACCATCACTTATTCTAATTACTTACATAAGGCATACACACATCGTATGAAAATCGATCAAAAGATTACAGGGTTCAGTGTTAAATCCCCTGATACCCCAGAAATAGAGAAAGTACCGGAACCTATAGTAGTACAACCAACTGTGAAGAAGAAACTAAAACGACCAGATATTCTATGGGGAGTGACTGTTAAAGTTACTACCCCAGATTGTAATATTTACACTACTGTAAATTGTGATGAATCTGGTAGACCTTTAGAGATCTTCTTTTTTAGCTCTCATCTAGAATCTCAAGAATGGGTAGCTTTAGCTACACGCTTGGCATCTTCTATGTTGCGTAGTAATGACTCTGATATTGGAAGTTTACCTTTCATCTCCAGAGAGTTCATCAAAACTGAATCCCCTGGTAAATATCTAGCTAAGATTCTGGATCAGAAGAAAGGTGAAATGACCAATGGGGTAATTGCCCATCTAGGAAAAACACTACATGCAATCGATAAACGACTCAAAGCCAAAGCCAAAATTGACCAACAAGCAGAAGCCGCTAAAGAAGTTAAAGTGGCCCCTGCTGATACTCCCCCCAGTGAATCTATGGAATCTACCGAATCAGAACCTAAACCAGAAGTAACTTCTGCAGGTACATGCCCTGAGTGTTACTCTTCAGACACCCGCCTACTAGACGGATGCTTGACTTGTATGGAGTGTTCTTATTCTAAGTGTGGTTAGTTAGGACTTGAGCAGATCAAGTTTCTATAGGTGCTTCCTTCTCTGTGCCTATAGAATTGTTTAGATGGAGTGCTATCCTCGTATCTGTAGTTAGCAACTATTAATTACCTACCTGCTTTTTTAATGCTAGGTGAGCTTTGAGTTCACCTGCAATAGCATCTGATCCGGTATGAGTAGGGTTATCTAGACTACGGTAGTGATCTACATCAGCTTCTAACTTAGTACGGTGAGTCTCCCATAGCTCATCACCAAGGGCAGATGCACGAGCTTTTGCACGTTTTTCACGGTAGCTAGATACATTAGTATCATTACGCATAACCTCACGTCGTTGGGCGAGAAGGTCATCTATTGCATCTTGCCCAAAGGTTTGAAAACGTCCCTGTGATCCATCATAGGCATCTAAACTATCTGCGTATTCTGTCTCGACATGAGTGTTCTCAAGTTTTTTCTCGATAGCGTCATATTTTGCTTTATTCTTTGGACTTAACAATTCACTTTCGTATTTGGCACTAGGACCGGGGCCTGAGTTACCGTGGTAATCATCTGCTAATTTGAAGTATTCTGTTTCTTCTCCAGGAGTCAAAGTACCTCCGCTATCAGAATGTTTCTCTATTTGCCCCATTCTACGGTATTTGTCTTCGCCCATAATCTTACGAGCGGCATAATTATGGTCAAAATCTTCAACTAAAGCTGCTGTCCTACCCGTTGATTTATTCCGTAAAAATCTACTCGCATCTGGTCGAGGGGTACGACTAGCATCTGCTTTGTAGATATCCTCGACAACACTATCCCACTTACCTCGTGGAATTGGGGCAGTTTTCGCTACTTTCATTTGTTTAAGAGCGGGGAAACCTAAAGCTGCAGCTGCTGCTACACCTGCCGTTGTTTTAGCAAACCGACGACGGCTTTCATTGTAATTAGGGTCTACGGCTTGTCTTACTCCTTGTTTAACTTGACGTGCTGTAGAGAGTCCTTTTAGTGCGCTATATCCGCCACCAAAGGGCATCATTACTTCGCTACCTGTCTGCAACATAGTATTCCCGGCAACATTACCGGGTGTACGTGCGTAATCTTGATAAGGGACTGTGTTAGTAACATCTCGCCCATAAGCAGCAGAAGCAGCATCAAAATTACGAAAATAATCTAAAGAAGGACGATTAGTTAGATTATTGTTGATTGCAGTATCTGGGGCATTCAATACATCTATAATAAATTGGGGAAGTGCCATAGCATTTGCAGCTCCTTGACGAAGACCATGTTGAACTGCTTTAGTGTCAGGCGTGTACTGGTTGATTAACCAACCTAGACGATCAATGCTACGCGCTTCAGGTGAATTGTAATCCGCTAGACGTGTAACACTTTTCTGCCGAGCTTGTTGATGATTAGAAGGTACGTTAAGTTCACGTAAACTTTGTAATAAACTAGCTAATTCTTGGGGATTCATGAAGTGTGCCTGTCAAAAATAATTATTAGTTCCCTGGCGGAGTAACTGGAGACAAACCTAGATTACGAAGCTTAATTATGTCCTCAAGAATTGCAGGATTATGCAAAGTATCCCCTTGAGCACGTTCATTCATACGTTGTTGGGTACGTACAGTAGGAACTTGCTTAGGCATAGTAGTACTATCCCCCAGTTCACTAGGCAGAACTAAATTCATTAAGAACCCTAAAGGGGATGCACCCATAAGAGGTCTACCGCCTCGAATACTAGCTTCTAAGGCTTTAGAGGCAGTATGACGGAAAGGAAGGCTCTTAGTCTGTTTAGCTGCCCCTAAAGTTTTATCTTGATTGGCCATTAACCAATCTTGGAATGATGACATGACATCTCCTTAGAAGATACTTTCAAATGTATTTATTAAAATAATAGCATAACTGCTATTATATATGGCCTATTTTTTAACAACAACATAAGGAAAATATATGGAATTGAAATTCTGTAAAACACTCCCAGATGCAGTACTGCCATCTAGGGCTCACCCAGAGGATGCAGGTCTAGACCTCACTCCTGTTTCAATTGTCAAAAATCTATCTGCTAGTGTTGTTCTATATGACACAGGTTTAGCAGTAGCTCCTGAAGAAGGTTACCACACAGAAATTGTACCTAGATCTTCCTCTAGTAAGATTGGGGTCAGTCTAGCTAATAATGTAGGGATCATCGATAGACTCTATCGAGGCAACCTTCTACTGGCTATACGATTCCATGAATCTATTGTAGCTCCTGAGAGTTTGCTAGGAGCTAGAGCATGTCAGCTAATTGTACGTAAGACTCACATTGCTGAGCCTGTATGGGTAGATAATTTAGATGATACGGTGCGAGGATCTGGAGGGTTTGGATCTAGCGGTAATAAATAGGTTCTCCGAACCTTCTGTGAAATATACCACCTAGCTATGTTGCAACTAGGTGGTTTTTTAATCTGCAACACATAAAGGAAATAACACATGATTGATTTAGCACAAGATGCTGGCGTAGTAGCGGATAAAGAGTCTGTAGGCGGTGGTAATAAGTTTGCTGCTTGGGATTCTAATGTATATAACTGTATTGTTGATACTGCTTACCTAGAGCAGGCACAGTCTAAAGCCATTGGTATGGTAGTCATCTTCAAAGACCCTGACACTGACAAAACTATGAAGGAAACTTTCTGGATTAAGTCTGGGGACGCTAAGGGTAACAAGACCTACTATCTGGATAAGAAAAAGAAGGATGATGCTGGTAACCCAATTAAGCATCCTCTACCTGGTTACACCTCTGCAGAGCGTCTATGTATGGCAGCTATTGGTGAGAACCTGAATGATGCAGCTCAGAAGGTTGAGAAGAAGACTCTCAATATCTTTGATTGGGGTCAGCGTAAGGATGTACCTCAGGAGCGTCCAGTGTTCACTGAGCTAATGGGTAAGCCTGTCAAGGTAGCTATGTCCAAGATTAAGGAGTTCAAGCGTAAGAAGAATGAGTCTACAGGTGTATATGAGGATACTGCAGAGACTCGTGAGATTAACGAAACTCGCCTGTTCTTTGATCCAAAGTCTTCACTGTCTGCAGAGGAGAAAGCTGAGGGAGCTACTGAAGCTGCACGTATGCAGGAGTGGCTGGACAATAATGAGGGAGAGGTTATCGATAAGACTGATGGTGCTAAGCCTGCAGATACCCCAGCAGCTACTGTAGTAGAAGCTCCAGCTCAGGATAGTGCTTCTAGCCTCTTTGGATAATGGGTGTCCTCGGCGTTGATCCAGGAAGTAGAGGAGCTTTATGCTTCCTGGAGGATGGTAAAGCCACCTTCATGGATTACGCTAAGCATCCTCCACATATCATATATCAGGGTATATGTAGTCTAGATATTGATCTAGCTATTGTGGAGGATGTTCACTCAATCTTTGGTACTAGTGCCAAATCTAATTTCAATTTTGGAAAAAATGTAGGAATTATCCATGGCCTGTTATGGGCTAAAGGGTGTGGATTTGAATTAGTAACGCCAAAGGTATGGCAGAAAGCTGTCGGAGTGAGAGCTAAAGGCAAAGCTATCAAAAAAGATGTAGCAGATATATGTACTCGTTTGTACCCTGCTGCGAATATCAAAGGACCAAAAGGTGGACTATTAGATGGGCGAAGTGATGCCCTGATGATTGCTCACTATGGTTCATTACTAAGGAAAATATGATGGAACTTGTATTACGTGATGTCTCACAAGAGACTCTGGATCTACTCTTCTCAAAGGTAGATCGTATTATTATTGAGGGGACTACTCAGGTTAGTGAAACTGTAGAAACTCCACCTCCTTTTGAAGCTGAAGTAGTGCCTGTAGCTGAGGCAGAGAAGCCTAAACGTAAGCGTAGAACTAAGGCTCAAATGGAAACTGACCGTCTTGCTGAGGAAGAAGGTAAGATAGCTGAAACAGTAGAGGCGGAGGCTGAAGCAGAGAAGGAAGCGGTACTATCTACTGAGGTAGCAGGCGCTGCTGATGACTCACTAGCTAGCCTGGATACTGGCCTGTTTGGTGATTAAACTAAGCACCTTAAAAGATATATGGTTTACAGGTGTGTGGGTATTTGGCGTAGCTGGTTTAGTATTTCTCAGCTACGCCTTAATACCTCTTCTTATTACTGCGGCTTTATGTGCAGCAATCTACGTAGTACTCAAAGTACTAACAGCTGATGATGGTACCCCAGATCCTGATTAAAGAGGATCTACATCAATTCCCGTAAGGTCGTTTAATAAGTCAAACGCAGGTAAGTTGATAACCTCAGATAATATCTTACTCGCTCCTCCTTCTGGGGGAGTGAGGTTTCCAAGTAACATTGCTGAATCATAAATATCTGGAATATCAACACCACTTACTTCTTGAGCAGCTAGAAGAAATAATACATTCTTTGGCTTCTCATTCAGTGTTCTATATAGAGCACGCTGGATACGCATCCAGTATCTAACAAATAATGTACCTCCGACTCTATTTAACCATTCTAAATAAGGGTTCATAGGCAAGTCGTAGTTCACAAATGTGTCTTGTAAAATACGGTCAATATCTTTACGGGAACGTCCTTGTTTACGTAACTGCTTATCCATAGCATAACGTGCTACGAAATCCATAGTCTGTGTAAAATGTTTCAAATTTTGGAATCCAGCCGTACTCTCAGAAAGGTAAGCTAGCTTAGCTACTGAGGTTATAGGTTGTGCAGCTACCCCCAGTTTACGTTTGATACTCTCACCTAAATTGGTGAAGTAGGTGTACTCACGTAGCTCAACATCCTCAGAGATACTAGTGAACATTCCAGCATCAATGAGAGGACGTACAGGGTTACTTTCTAGTTTAGCTAGAAGTCCGTGATACTCATTCATGATCTTTGGATCATTTAATAATTGAGGGGTTGCTAACTCAGCATCTGCTTTCAGACGTAGTTGGAGATCTACAGCTTTTTTAGAGTCAGCCTTGAATTTCTCTAGTTCATGTAGCCCCTCCATCTGATCAACCATTGCTGCTTTCATGTCAATATCATAAAGCATGAGAGCTACGGTATTACTAGCTAAGTTGGCTTGAGCTACAGGCAGTGTCTTGATAACTACGTTAGCTACAGCAACAGAAGCTGCCTCTTCTACTAGACGTTCAGTTCTAGCCATCCATGTACGATACTCAGGTACCTTTTTGAGACCTACGATATTAGCAACGGAAACTTGCTTATGGGCAAAGTACACAGCCATATCTTGTTTGCGTACATAGAAAGCTAGCTTCCCTGTCTTAGTCTCAGTAGCTCCTTTCTTAATAGCTCTTCTGGCTGCAGAGGGGAGAGGTACAAAATACTCATCGTAGTATTCCTCATCTAGGATATTGATGAAGCTCCTAGGATTAGCTCGGTAATGCTTATTGTATGTTTTCCTCAACTCTTCAACAGCTTCTAGATTAATACGAGCAGAGGCTACTTTATCTACACGATGACCTTCCATACGTCCTAGTACTTGGTCAATATCTAGATCAGGATCTAGGTTCTCCTCTTGGAAAGCATGAGGCATAACAACTCTGTAATCTACGATATTCCGATTCTCATCACGTAGTGGGATCAACTGTTGTGCTGTAGGTAGCTCATCAGTACGCACAGCCTTATTATTTTCAGTCTCCCGTCTAGTGACATACCTTTGGATCAAGCGTTTGACACGAGGTACGTTAACCACCTCTAAGCCTGTGGCAGGGTCAGTACGTTGATTACTGGGCTCTCTTGATAGGATCTCAAATAACGTCGTTCCCTTGGCCTTCTCAGAGGTGTACGAGAGGATTCCACTAGTACGCCCAGGGGAAGGCATGTTCTTATTCAGGAATAGCCTGTAGGCCTGTGTAGTGATTACCCCTAGAGTGGTCAGTTCCTCTGATGCAGGTTTATAACCTGCTCTATGTAGCTCTGCAGTTTGATCTACTGAAGCTACAGTTAGATCGTGGTAAGGATTGAAAATTTGAGCAAAGTAACCCTTCTGCATCTGATTAGGGTTGTCACCAAATAGAGTCTTCTGGGAAGATTTTTTGAAAGCCGCTAAATGAGCTAATACGAAAGTTACCCCGTTATCCGTACCTCGTTTACTTTCTTCATCGAAGAGCTCAGTGAGAGCCTCTTTATGGAGGCTAGAGGTCCCCTGAAGAGCTAATAAACTAATGTAAGCATCTACCAGATTTGTGCGTACAGTGTTCTCACGCTCCTCTGAGACCCCTTTATGGCTACGTTTATAGTCATCAGCAACAATACCTGCAGCGTTTAGATTCTGTACTGGAGCACGACTGTTTCCAGCAATCATTAGGTTTGCTAGTTCAGAAGTTTGTTGCTTCAGATAGGCGTTACTAGAAATATTCAGAGAGCTTGCATAAGCCATAATCCTAGCATTCAATCTTCCCGGGTGCTTAATCAGATTGATGATATCTGCAGAAGTCATACCTACTTTTAGAAGAGCAGCTAGATCTGTTTTTACTAGTACTCTGGTTAATGAGGTTTTCTCAATTTTTGTGAGAGGTCTAGCAAAGCTATTCCTAACTCTACTGATCACTGCATCAGTCATTGATTTACGGTGACTATCAATTTCATGGTTAGCTACGTACAGAGCACTCTGAGCAGCAGTACTCTGATTACCTAATACCATATCACTAGCTAGGTCAGCCATCAGTCGTGCCTGATCTGTAGGTGTCATAGCAGCTACAGCTTTTCTGAAAGCTTCTACTGTTTTTACATTTTTGAGGGCAGGGAAATGCTGCAAATTATAGGCAGCATTACGGATTGCACGATTCTGAATGATAGGAGATTGCAGAGCTTTCAGGCTTGTCTTAGCTATAATAGATAAGGAAGAGTGGAGAGCATCACGTACTTTACCTACACCCTTACCTACTGCATCCAATTTCAGACGGTGAATGATTTGCCCTCTACGCCTTTCATTAGCACCATGCAAAGTCTTAACTAAATTAAGTACTCTAGCGTAGTCTGATCCAGCTTTTGCTGGCTTACGATATATTGATGTGAGTTTACCCACAATACGATCTATCAGATTAATTAGTTTGTTTAAGAAGCTAGAACCTTCCCACATCTTGGTAGATCTTCTACCTTGATCTAAATTCTGTAGTTTCTGTACTACGAATTTGTTAGTCATTGAGTAGATTAGGAACTCAGCGAGAGTACGTTCAGTACTTCTATTAGTTGTGAAATACTCAAACTGTTGTTGAGCGGAAGCTCTCTCACTTACCTCATCCACATGGAAAGCTACTTTTCCATTACGATGGTAGAGGAAATCTTCTACACTGAACTGGGGAGCAATTGCATCAAACAGTCTCTGAGCTTCGTTCTTGAACCCTAGATCTGTCTTTAATGCTTCGTCTATCAGTGGGTGTAATAATTCATGTACGTATACTTCCGCTGCACTCTGCCCAGTGTATGAGGGAGGTGTGTTCTGGTTTATCTGAATACGGATGTGTTTGTTAGCAGCGTCATAACCGCCTCTGGTAAACTCATCAATTGTCTCTACATCCAGTGTGATCCCATCTAAGGATTCAAGTACTGGGCCTAGAACATTCTGGAGTACATTACCTAAATGTTTGTGTTCTGCCTTCTGGGTTCTTGGGTTTATGTAGGCTGAACTAATAGCAGTTAGCTGCTGGAATATCTGTTCTACATTCTGTTTTAGAGATACAGAATCCATAACCTTGCTAATTGCTTCGGATAAATGTTCCCCAGCCGATCCTGAAACAGGAGGAGGAAGATCATCTTTAGTCTCAGCAAAATCGAATTCACCCTGTTGTTTGTGGGTAACCTCTTGGGTATCTTCCTGAACTACAGTGGAAGTATCAGGCAAGTACATCTGTTGGATACGAGTACCGTCTTTCCGTAATTCTCTGAAAAGTACTTTACGTGCCTCGTTATTAATTCCATTGAAGGTCGTAATCTGACTTATCACGCCATAAACTGTGGGTACATTTTTTCCCTTTGCGTACTTCACAGCATTGAATTTCTTAACTAATGCCTCATACTCTGCGTCCGTTAATGTATCAAACTGCCGTAAAAGTCTGTTAGTAGTTTGGTCTAGAATCCCAATCTGTTCAGAGAAATCTAGGAACTTATTATTGTAAGTATCTGACAGTCCCTCAATGGTATCTACAGAAGCCATGATTGCATCATAGAGACTGAGGTAACCACTATCCCCCAAGCCTACAGCTACTAGAATAGCAGAGTCTATATGATGGATTGAACGTACCATAGCAGCCATCTGAGGAGCAGTGAAGCCATCCTTGAAATGAGCTACTGAGGTTGTAGGGGCTGACTTCTTCCCAGCTACAGAGGGCATCTGGTTACGTACAGGAGTGTGAGGATCTTTGAGATCAGGACGTGCCTTTAGTATCGTAACAAAAGTATCAGCATCAGCTAGAGGACCTAATAGTTTAGGTACAAAATCTTTGAGACCTTGTTTCTTGATAATGCTCTTCACATCATCAGATGTGATTCTTGTATTACCTGTAGCCTTTTGGTGAGCAGCAATAGCCTTCTTTAATTTGATATCAAAAATGAAGTACTGCATCTCAAAAGCACTAATTAGATTTTGACGAGCATCAATAGCTGAGCCAAAGAACTTATCAAAAGCCTCTTTCATTAGAGGCTTGAGAGTGTATCTTAAATTAAATTTAAGTTGAGGGTAGAATTTCTCCAAACTCTTGGAGTGTAGATTTCCCTTATCCAAAGCTTTCTGAAGAACAGCATAGGAAATTCCAGGGTAGTTTTCTCCATGGAACTTTCCTGCTACATCGTCAGTTACATTAATAGCAACGAGTTCATTAAAGGCCCCAAACAATCTAGAGACTTCTTTAAATACTTTTTCCTTTTCCTTCTTTCCTGACTCCGTGTACTGTTTCTGCTGGGTCACAAGCTTTTTACGGAATGACGGAATTACCCCTTCACCATCTAAGAGCATCTCCGTAATAATTTTATCTAGTCCTGCCCCATAATTGAAGATCATAAAAGGTTGCTTAGCAATCTTACGCATAATCTTTTTATTTAGATTACCTTCAGAATCTAGATATTCCACACCTACAACACTAAGAGCCTTAAATTTCTTTAGGATATTTGCACGATCATTTTCTGTCGTGGCTTCCATAATATCCAGCAACTCTTCAGGGTTAATAATTAGATTGCCCATGATTTCAGCTAATGCTTCATAAGCATCTAGATTTTTAGGATCTGCTAGGAAAGTGCCAAAATCTCCAGTCTGGTCAGACAAGGTGATACCTACACGGTTGAGCATCTTTTTCCCAAGCTCAGTGAGCTTCCCATCTTTAATTAGGAGGGTAGGGAATTGTAATAAACTAAGGGCAAAACCATTAGTGACTCCATCAGTCTCTAACTGAATATCAGACTGAAAGGACTTAGCTCCAGCATCTGCTTTCTTGTATTCAGCTAGAGCTACCACTCCCTCCAACAGGGATAGGTTTGATCCAGGATAATCTTTATGAAGCGTAAGGAGCGCAGCTCCTAGCGCGTCTGTACCTACAGCATCTATAGCTGCTTGAGTATTAGGATTGGCGTAGAGATTGTTAAATAACTGCAATCCATTATTAGCATCTGTCTTGTCAATATCTTGGTCAAATGCCTGAGCTACTGCTAATTTGAATAAGGTTAAGGTATCTGAGTTAGGAGCTATTTCTGGTACAGGTACACCTACTTTATAAATATGGCGATGAATCTTACTCCCCTGAGGACTGATAGGCCCCAGCATATTTACACGGCCCTGAGGCATAACACCATAAGCTAGATAGAAAGGGTTTGTAGTGATCTCTGCATAATCTGTGATTGCCTGCAGCTCTCTATCTAGCCCAGTATTCTTACTCTCAGCACCTTCACGTTCATCAATATGAAGCCCCTTAATTTCTACAGAGGTGCGTTTTCCTGTCAAACTATGGATTACGTCTAAGGTTAAACCTTCAAAATGGGTATACGTATTATTACGTACCCAAGGCTGCTCAAATTTACTAGTTAGATCTTTTTTGACCGCAGTACTCAGACCACTGAGTTGTCCTCGTACATTAAAGTTAGGAGTCTGAGGCTCACTCGTAGGAGCTGCCGCTACTACAGAATCACCAGTTAACTTCTCTAATTCAGGACTCGCTGTCTGCAAAGACTTCAGGAAGGTCGTTACAACGGGGACGTTAGCCATCTTCACTGTGTACAGTGAATCTCCTGAATTGTAATTTCTGTTTGTTACTTCAGCTTTTTCAAACTCTAACTTGGGTGTACTTACTTCCTGTATAAGAGTAGAACCGCTAGCTGGCATACGGGCATACACAGAATACCCTAGTAGCCCTAGAGCTAGATTTAGACGCTCTGTGTAGTAACCAGCATTCTTGATATTTCCTTGCTGCACTTTGATATTGAGCAACTGACCTGCTACTTGACCCATACGTTTAATAGCTACAGATCGTTGAGAATTCCCATGTCCTTTTAGAACTTTAAATTCATCGGGGCTAAGGAAAGCTTTCCGATCATTGTAGAGGAGTTCCCCTATTTCTTGACGGTTCATATCCGCAGATGAGCCTCTCTCAGCCATCCATACCTGTGCGCCTAGCATTGTGGAAAAGAGTACAGAATCTGGTAACTCACGGTTACCTTCCTCTGTCAATACACCTAACATGCTCAGAGGTTTCTCTTCAGCAGAAGCCTCCGTATCTGCTAATAAATTAGGCTGTACACTTTTACGGTAGACCTCTTTGAATTTAACAAAACGTCTTGCAGTAGCCTTAGCAAAACCCTCAGATATTCCTACATTGATTAGAGCATCTGTCAGTTTCTGTACACTTCCAAAAATATGTTCCCCAATAAATAGAACGCGGAGAATATCTTTCTGCTTCGTGGTATCGATAAAGTCCCTCTGATGACTTTCAGCGTCCGGAGAGACTACCCCCTCGTTGGCGCTCTTATCCGCCAGCCTACGCTCAACCTCGTCATAGACATCTACCCACTCAGCGGTAGCCAGGGGATCTCTCTCTCTGGCCTTTTCAATAGCCTTATCAAGTGTGAGCCTATCAGACCCTACCTGAGTCTCGGTATGGATGAAGTCATCAATGGTGGATACCTGCTTGGCAATAAGTCCCCCCTTGTTCACATAGTTGCTGGTGATGACCTGACGGACTCCGTTAAGTGTCCGTTTTACCTTGTCAGTTATCCCTTCTGCGCTACCTTCTGACTCTTCGGCTGACTCATTGCTATTGTTCTGCCCCTTCTGTCTGGTTTGAAAAATTTCTGTAAACTTCTTACCAGCTAAACCGTCTGCTTTCAGATTCTTGAAGGGGGCTACTACAGGAAGATCCGCCTCTTCCAAAGACTCAGCTAAACTAGCTGGAGCTGTGTCTCTTAACTCATTGTAGGATTTACTAACTAGTTTAATTAGCTCTCCTGTATCTGTGATTGCAGAACATAGTTGCATTATTTACACACTCCGAGTTTTTTAGCTAATGATCTAAGATCTTCAACCGACGCTTCCTTCAGTTTGGAAGGTACTAGTTTACCGTCTACGAGGTATTTAGTAAAAGCAGTATCTTGAGATACCTGAACTTTGTTAGTGTAGACAAGAGGGCCCGTATCTGAAGTCTCTTCAACTTTCTCCTCTACACTCTCCTTCACACCCTCTTCTACTTTTTCTACTACCTCTTTTGTTGCTTCTGCTTTCTTAGGAACCTGAGTGACCTTATCTATAATACTCTGGGAGTCCTCGGTCTTCTTAGCTTTAGCTTGTTGAGCTTTAACATTCTTAGCTAAGGAACCTACATCCCCAGTTAGTTTGGTAGGGGCTTTCTTAGATTTGCTGAGAAGATCTAATACAGTGTCTACTTTGGAAGAAGGTTCTGCTTTGAGACTCCCCTCTTTAGCAGTAATAGTCTCTTGCATCTTAGTAGCTGCAGTCAGTGCAGCAGTTGCATAAGCAGCCTCATCCTGGAGAGAAGCCACTAATCGATCACTTGTCCTGGGACGAACCAACCAACCATCATCACCTTCATATCGCTCATTTTCAGGAACATTAGAAGGGGCTATACTCAGGTCTTCCTTATTAACGATGAACCCTTCTGGAGGTGCATCTGTAATAGCTTCCTTGAAAGCCTTAGCTTTCTTCTGCATTCTGGTTGTAAACTTATTGAGCTGACTCATTCCCTGTACCTGAGTCTCAGGGGTTGTAGCGGCAGCTACTAGTTCATCTACTGACTGATACTCATTCCCTGTAGCAGAGGTGATTTCATAATTAACATCTTCTAGGGACTTACCTTCTCCTGAGATCTTGGCTCTAGCTTTGATAAGGCCTAATTTAGCCTTAGCCATCTGCTTCTCAGCAGTGGTAGCAGACTTACTAGCAATAATGTCTGCTACGATGTTACTAGCCTCCTCAGGAGAGGTTTTATTGAGATCTGTGAGTGAATATACAAATGAATCCTTAGTCTCCTCTGAGGCCTTCTCAGACGCTCTCTCGGACACCTCTGCTCTAGATATGTATTGTTCTTTCCATGTCTCTCTAGCTGTTTGGATCTTATCTAACAGAGCCTCAGCCTCTGCTATCTCTTCCATGGATGAATCTACATCTTCAATGATGCCTGTAAGCTCACCCTCAGCTTGTAGAGCATTACCTAACACTTCCTGTAGTTCACCACTCTCCATGGCAGCAGCATCTGTGTCTGCCAGTGACGGAGCAACATCCTCAAATATCTCATCCACTGTACGGAAGGGGACTGTTTCAGTATCTAAGGAGAATGTAGATTCGGGAGATTTAGAAGCTTCAGGAAATACTTTCTTCTTGAGGATGTCTTTCTGCTCTTCTAAAAGTGCTCTACGTTCAGCAGACAACTTATCTGGATTCGGTCTACCTTCTGTACGTTGAGCAACTAGAGCTTCACGTTTATTATCTAAACGCTCCCTATGTTTTTCAGAGATACTAGGATCAGTTAGTTTAGTCTCTAGAGCATCAATCTGCTTATTGAGAGCACTCTCCTCCTCTATATCTAGAGCTATCGTATCAGGGGTTTGTAGTTCTTGAAGGACGTTTTTAAGTACCGCACTATCTGAGGAATTGGCTGCAGAGGTTACTGTGGATGATACCGCTGTAGGCCCTATACCACCAAGAGCCTCCATCGAACCCGCCTCTAGTGCTTCTGCAGCGGTAATGGGAGAAAGCCCTTTCGGTAAGTCCTTAGCCTGCTTCTCTGCAGCTTCACTAATTATTCCTGATGCAGCTTCACCAAGAACACCACCTATAAATTTAGAAGAAACGCCTGCCATAAAACGGGTTAAAGAGGAACTCTTCGAGGTAACTTCAGTTACCCATTTATTAAGAGTCTTAAACGAACCTGTCAAACCTTTGAATTTTAGCAGCTCCCCCATTGTACTAATGCCCGCTAACGCGACAATTAAAGCTTGATGTTCAAGAGTAGGTTGAGCACCATTATTAGCCTTCTTATAATCTTCAGTCATACGTGCAGTTGCATCTACAACAGCTAGCCCTATTCCTGGGACACCTAACCCTAATTCCATCATAAGAGCTGAAGATTCAAGCACAGATTCGAAAGCAGCCATCTTACGATTATTGACATTGTACAAAAGACTTTCGACATACTCCCCTTTTTCAGCTAAGTCTCCCGACACAATACGATCATATTCAGCCTGTCGATTATCTAGCTTAGATCTAATCTCTTCAGTGTATTCATTGTATTCTTTATTACTGACGGCTAAATCTTTAGGAGATTTAATTTGGTTGTTCCAAGACCGTTTAGCATTAGTGAAGGCATTAAAAGGATTGAGGATACTGGATAAAATACCAATAGCATCTTCATTATCAGTCACAGTGCTAGCTATACTAGTTGCTGCTTTAGCTTGGGTACGCTCAGCTATTGATAAAGATGTGGTAATACGGTTTAAGAAAGATTCAGCTGTCCCTGCTTCAGCCTCAATTTTTGTAGTATCTACTTGTTGAGCTACTTGCACCCAACGATCTGCTTCTTCTTTTGTGAGCCCTGTCTGTAAGATACCGTAGTCACCCTCACTCATGACAGTATAAGTACCATCATCATCTTGGTATACCTGAGCACGAGGTTTTACATCTGAAATTTCAGTATCACCTTTTTGAGCATAGTTACTATCAAAAGGCTGGTTGAACTTACTGAAGTAATCTAGGTTGTGTTCGGGAGTATTCAGCGCCTTTGTAATATTTACCCCTGTAACAGGATTAACTAGCTCAGCTACTTCACGTCCGTATTTATCTACCCCATGTGACGTTACTTGCATCTGAGGGTTATTTGGGTCTTGTCCCTCCATCTGCAAAGCTTTACTGTAAGCAGCTACTTCAGCACCGTGCTGCTCCACCATCTCTCTAGTAACCTCACTAGGGGCTAACCCCCGTGTGGCAGCTATTGATCTGGCATGTTTAGCTAACAGCTCAGGATCTTCATCATAACGAGATCTAAAGTCTTTGGCTGTCTCAGCCGTATCTAGTGATATATTAGGCGCACCGAAACGTACACTTTGATTATCAATTACTGATGTGTCACCATCGATAGTGTTAGTAAATGCACGTAAAGCAGCCTTCTTACGTTCTTGAATTTCCCGTTTACGTTTGAGAAGTGAACTTTCTAAATGGGTAGATACATAGTCATCTAGTAACGTAGGAGAGCTACTGTAATTAGGCATAGTTTACTGAACCTTTCCTTTCATAAAATCAGAACGAGCATTCTTAAACATTCCCGTTGCTTTTTTTAGTTCACGTTTGAACTTTCTATAGATAGTTGCATTGCCGGGTTCACTTATCTTTACTGAAATACGGCCATCGTCATCAGTAGTGTATTCCAATTCAGTATCATCAACCCACCCCCCATCCCCTAATATCCAGTCATCCGCCTTCTCGATTTCGACATCTGCTGTCATGATATTACCAAAAACTTTTAAAGCAATCTGTCTAAGGGTATGAGGGTTTAGGGCATCTTCACCCTTGTTTCCCTTGTATGCAGCGAGGGCACTATCTAGGAAAGCAGATACTTGATCTGCCATCTGTATAGGCTCTACTCCTCCATAATTCTCATCAGCTACTAGTGCGTGAACATCAGTTGTAGCTAATTTATTAAATTTTGTAGATTGTTTGAAAGATTCTGCAACTTGAATCTCTTTTTTACGTTTCGCTAATTTACTTTCAAATTTATCAAGATCCAAACGAGTACGAATATTCTCATACATATGTTTCTTTGTAGCAGAAGAGACATTAGGAATTACAGTATCAAGCAACATATTCAAACGCTGACCAAAAGCGTGCATATCTTGCTGTTGCTCTACTATATCTTCTCTAGTCATTTTACCGTAATCCATCTTACGTAGACCTTCTACGGTAGTTTGTAGAGAACTCGCATTGCCTCCTTTAACGTCTGAAATATTGATATCCCCCAAACCACGTATAACATGGTTAGCCATTGAATCGTGAACCGCCGTTAAGCGATTTGGGTCAATCCCTGCTAATTGGGTACTTAGGCGATTAAGACTGCGTGCTGGTATAGGGCCTTCACTCAAATCTAATTGAGCCTGTACATTTTTAATAGTACGGGTAGTGTCAGCTTGGTATGCCTTCTCTTGAGAAGCAGGTACTGTTGTACCAAAATGAGATGCTACTTGACGAAGGATCTTTTCTTGTTCTTGTACAGGTACGTTATTTTGGTTAAGTTTTTTTTCATACTTTTTAAAGACTTTTAAAATATCTTGTTGTGTATCTATCTGCTCCATTTTCTCTGGGTCAGTTTGACTGATGAGCTGCTGTACAAGGTTTGAATTAATCTGTTGTTTAGCTAAGGGCTGAACGTCAGGATTTAACAGGTTCACCTGAGCGTGATTTAAGTTAGATGGACTAGCCCCTTGCCCTGTACTAATCATTTGATCATAAAAGTTTTTATTGAACGCGCGAATATTTGCTTGATCATTATATTCTGCTATTTCTTGACTAAATACCTTCTGTTGATGCTTAAGTTGATCTTCTTTAAGTGCCCTATCTAATAGAGAACTTTCACGTTGATGGGTTAGCTGTTCATTCTGGAAAGCTAACTTCTTCGTAGCTAAATTGCGATCGGAAAGTGAGTTCTGCATATCAATCAAATCGGTAGCATCTGGGGCAAAGTTACTTTGAGCATACCGATTAATAATATTCTGCTGAGCAGCCGCATCACCTTGCGTTTGCAGCATCTCCATCATCATTTTATTTTTAGTATCTTCCTGCTGAGTATCAGCATACCCAGTGATACTCTCACCAATGCCTCCAATGTTCTTACCTATACTTTCCCCAGCTTTCAGGAAAGCATCGAGTGCTCCTGAGTTATCTACGGGAGCTATGTTCTTCCAAGTTACAGGAGGCATAATTTATTCCTTATCCAATATTTTTAAGAGTCTTCCAATCACCTACATACTGCTGAGGTGCTAGACCTTGAGTTTTACGGTAATCATTGATAGCTGCAATTTGGTTATTAGTGGTAATACGTCCAGCTTCGTAGTTTTTATTCCACTGACCTTGCTGCTGAGCCATTTGATCTTTAACTAGTCCAAGTCCCTTAATAGCAGCCCAAGCTGAAGCTAGGTTACCTACTCCTCCTAGGATTGATCCTGCCCCTTTCATCTTATCCCCAGTGAGTGATCCCCAGAAACCACCAGTATCACCTCCAGCCAGTTGCCGCTGCATACCGAAGGTATTACCCAATCCTATAGGCTGGTTCGCATTCAAAGCGAATGGGCCTGTATCTATAGAAGGCGGGGCCACTTCTATATTAGATAACCCTCCCCAAAAGTTTTGCTTATCATCATCCAAAAAACGGGTGTATCCACCCCCTAATGTATTTGTTTCAGACATTGTAATCTCCTAATAGATTTAGACTCTCCAGGCCTGCTAGGAGGCTCTGTGAGAGGTGTTGAGGTAATAGTAATACGTTCATAGGGGGTTGTCCATCATGCGTATAGATCAGGTGTTACAGCTTGTTCTATCTTGTACGAGTATTCGTGATCTATGAAGTTCAATTCGTACTTCCCAAAAGTATTGAGATCTAGATAGGCATCAGCAAACATGGGGGAGATCTCTGATCTAAGAGCTACAGTAAGCAGGTTTATAGCCTCGTCATTGTCATCTAGGCCTAGAGACTTACGAGTATCAGCCAATAACTCCATGGCCTTGTTATGCCCCTCTAGGGCTGCTTGGTGTTCTTTTTCGTACTCTTCAGCACCTTCAGCTACCACTACTTCAATAATGTTAGACATCATATCTGCCATATCTTTAAATAGTTCAGCAGCATCTATGAATTTCAGGTCTGCGTAATCTAAACCCTTCCCTGTACCATAGGTATGGGTCAGATACACTGCCGCAACTAATGCCATCTCTGGACTTATTTTCTTAGCTATCTCTAGTACTACCCGTTTGATGAGGTATTGGATAGCAAACTTCTTTAGAGCTTCTGTAGTAAGTTGCTTCTTCAACCAAGCATCAAAAGTAGTAGCTGAATTTAATCCTCCATACACTAAAGTCACAACTGTGATGATATCAATGATGAACCCTATATCCCACACTTCCTCTACTCGATGCTCTGCTACGTAGATTGAAGCATAGGAACCTGTGAAGATAAGCTGAGCTACCTCATGAGTATTAATATCAGTTAGAGAGTTGTTAGTTAGGTCTCTATCTAGAATCAGGGGAACTAAGATATCTGATTTATCAGCTAGACTGAAATTGACTAATTTCGCTACACCTGACTGAGTGTCCTTTACTCGGAATGCCGCTTTAGGTGCTTGCACTGTGTAAGCATAAAGCCCTGAGGCAGTAATCTGGTAGTAGGTCATCTGTTGATTATCTATAACAACCTCATCTACTGTGACTACTTCAGTTAGTACTCCAGCAACATCTTCATATACTTTGTAGGGTACTAGAGTCTCTTCGTTATAGTTAAACTTCCTGGTTACCTGTAAACGATCAGCATTGACAGGATCGGGGGACTCCCCTGAGGGAATCCCATTACCTGCTAAAAAGAGATCAATCTCTGCTGAGTTCTCAGCTGTGTAGCCTACATTGAAATTACCGTTACCTGTGGAAGCAAAATAGGGATGAACTAAATCCCCATTACTATCAAATTTACTAGCATCTGAGTAGTAGACTCCATTGATTGTACTTTGAGGATCTGCATCTACCTCAGCTAAAGAGTAGATTGTGTAAGTTATGTAAGCATGACTAAATACAAAAGCATAGTCACCATTCTCTACACGGATAGTGTTGTAGGCATGGTCGTTAGTTTGAGCTAAGGAATATATCTCATTCGTTACCCGTTGTACTGCGTACCTATCTTGGAAGAAGGTGTATAGGTACTTGAGTCCTGCAGGAGTGAGATCCCACATAGAGATACCAAATTGGTAGTAGACATGATCTACGACATCTTCATGACCCACTACGTTAGGATCAGTCATGATCCCATCTAGGATGTCATTTGCATTTATTCCTAGGGAATCAAAAATACTGTCTATCTCTTCTGACTTCGTAGAAGGTGTGGTGTTGTAGTTAACACTATTTAACCTCAGAGGTAGAGCTGGTAATACATAGCGTTTAGCTTCTAACCCTACTTCACTCTCTGTTACATTATCTAAGGCAGGGTACTTACCGTCACCGTAGGCATACACAAACATACTATGATTAGTAGGATCACTATCTAGGTAGTAAGTAACTACATAACTATCAGTAGTAGGCTTAGCTGGTATAGAGTAAGGGAGAACTTCAGTCACTAGATCTTTGGTAACTGATACTGTGTATTCACTGGTAATAGGATCTACAACAATAGTAGATATATCTAGTACCCAATCGTACACACCAGGAGTATCGTGAGGCATTAACCTGCTAGGGAGTTGGAGGTATCGGTTCTTGGAGAGCCAGTAGAGTACCCAGTCAATATCAGTTACTAAATCTAAGTACCCCTTCGTAATAGTACAGTCTTGGTTGTGTTTATCAGATAGTGTCTGCCCTACCAGAGCATGGTTAAAGTAGGTGAAGTCTCCAAATAGAGATGGGGCAGTTAGAGTAGTACTATCCTCAATACGATGGATAGCTTGGTTAACATTAGCTCGTACACTGAAGAAGGCGGAGAAGAATAGTATCGATTCAACTATATCCTCCCCTTCCATTATGGCATTAAATACTACCCCACTATTTGAACTATCAGGAGCCTCAGGAAATATCTTGGTATTGTTAACATCGAATTGCTCGATAGTTACATCATCTACTAATCCGAAGGCTTTACCTAAACTTTTGAAAAAGCCCATTACTAACCTTTAGGTTGAAGGTTTAGCTGCCACAATCTTAGCATCCATGGATGTACCGCTAATCTCTGTGACAGTAGGATCAGGAGCTCCTGCTGAGTTAGTATTAATACTCCAAGCATCTAGGAGAGTCTTGATGTACTTCTGGTCAGCATTCCACTTAAAGCCTTTAGCTTGTTCAGCGTAGAGAGCCCCCTGTCTGCCCATAATAGAACTACCATGAGGAGCTACTTTACTGGTTACCTGTGTCTGAGCAAACTCAGTAATAGCCTTCTGGTTAAGAACATCTACTTCCTTCTGAGCCTTCTCAATAGTTATTTGAGCTACAGATATAGAAGCCTCAGCTATGAGGGTTGTGTTATTTAAACTAACAGAAGCAATCACCCCATCAGGGATATGTGGATTAGCATTCATGAGAGCCACTACATCATTGTCTGTTAGATTAACAATTGTAGAGTATGTGTAGGTCTCAGTAACATCAGCTGTGTAAGCTACTTCCCATACATACAAATAAACGGCTTCGCCGTTCTTGAGTTTTAGATCTAGGATCTGTTGTTCTTTTAGATCAGTTGCAGAAACTGTATCTAGTATTTTATGACGCTCTGAGCTAACTTGTACTGCGGCAATAGCATCCTGCCTTACAGTACTAGCCACTACCTCAGCTTCCTGGTCAACCATTAAACTAATCTTAGCTGCAGAGTCATTGTTCTGACGTATCGTGCTAGCTACAACTTCTAATTCTTGGTCAGCCATTAAACTTACCTTAGCAGTAGATTCTATGTCTTGGCGTGTAGTACTTGCAATGACCTCAGCACTTTGGTTAATTGTTAGAGTATTCTTAGTCCCCTCTGTGATGACCTGAGCATCTGTGAGTGCCTTACGTAGAGCAAACTCTGTAGCTGTCTGTAGAGAGCTCTGTACGGCCCCTAGATAGACATTAGCATAGTCAGCACCAGTGAGACGGCCCAGTTTAAACTGAGCGGTTAGGTGGGTGTTGATAGCCTCCATTAGGTCATCAAACACACCATTCCCAGTAACAGTGTAATTACCATCAGTGGTAGTTGCTATGTCACTCGTCAAATCACTGGTACTGATTGCCATTAGTTAGAGCCTCTAGATTTCTGTTGGATAGCTAGCTTATCTAACTCAGCTGGGGTTAGATCATCTAGAACTTCAATATTGAATGCTTTGATCAAACGTCCTTCACGACGATCTTGACCATTCTTCATCTTAATAGTGACAAATACTTGGCATTCAGCATTCTTCATTGTTTGGTAGATAATGTTAGGGATGTGCCATCCTTCTTCATTGTCGTATGGAATGTACTTCTTAACGAAACCTACACGAGAATCACCTACAGTGAAAATATCACCTGTGTGGTCTTTCTTCTTAGGATCATTACAACGCACGATGACACGTACTAGACGTAGAGCATCCTGCTTTGCAGTTAATTTGGGGGTATCTAAAACTGTTACTTTTTTAGCTTTAGAAGGTTTAGCTGGGAGTTCCTCACCATTCAGCAATTTAGTCAAAGTATCGACTCCTGCTTTATGATGATACTGAATACCTTCGGCATCCAGTTCAGCTCGGAGATCTTCAATCTCCATTGGTGCTTCATTTACTTCTGACATTGTGTAGTTCCTTATGAAATTAAAAGACCTCCCCCTGCAGCCCTTACGGGCTTACGGAGGAGGTGTGGGTTAAGTCAGTTTACGCCTCTTTAGTCCAGATGATACCAAGACGCTCAGGACGGAGAGCCATGAAGCCATAGTACCACTTGATGGAGTAGAATCCAGTCTCACCGTATGGATCAGTGCGATCTGCAGTCTCTTTACCAGGGCCCTTATGGTAGATAGTGAACTTCACAGTCTTACCATCAGTCTGGAAACCGATAGTAGTGAATGCTCCATCACCAACAACCAGCATTGGGTAGATATCTGCTCCAGCTGCACCAGCACCAGGAGAGTACTGCATCTCAGGTACTACTACGATACGGAACTGACGGACCGAACCAATCTCACCGTTAATCACGCTACCAGCATCTGCGTACTTCTCTACAGATACGAAAGCAGGATTACCATGTAGATCCTTCATTGCTTCCAGTACAGGAATCAGCTCAGAACCGATATACATGACACGTCCACCATTGATAGTCTTAGTATCGATGAGACGTGAACCAGTGATTACCTTAGTCTGCTTAGGAGTCTTGTTGTTATCCAGAGCGATAGACATATTCATCAGATCGCGGTAGGAAACGACACCAGCTACAGAAGCCTTGGTACCTACACCTAGAGCCCCTTCATCATCACCACCAGTAGCGTTATCGGTGGATGTAGTGACATACAGAACAGTACCAGTACCACCAGAAGCAGTAGTCAGAAGATCAGCCTGCAGAGCAGCCTCAGTGATCTCATTTGCACCTACTACAGACTCCTCAGTGATGTGAGACATAAGCTCAGCATCAGTATCAAAGTCTAGAGACTCTTGGGTGTACTCATCGAAGAAGCCGAACTTCTCGATAGAACCTTCAATCTCGGTACGGGTGAAACCTACACGGTTAACTCGTCCACCATTCTCAGAGAGAGCTGGGAGCTTACGAGTAATAACACCAGTGTCCTTAGAGGAACCATACAAGTTACCACCATTAGGAGCTACAGTACCACCTGATCCTGCACCAGTAGTAGCTGCGGCTTCATTAGCGTAAGTAGTTCCCTGCAATGCACCAGCAGCATTCCATGCAGACCATTGACCTACAGTCAGGGCAGTACCATCAGCATCGATACCCTGATCATTGATATTCGCATCATCCAAGAGAGGAACATATACATACTGCTTAATGGTCTTACCCATGTTCTTTGGCATAGCCTGAACATTAGCAAGAGGCATAAAGTACTGCTTCTCACGTACAGCAATGAGAGCCTTCTTGTTGTAATGATCGGTACGGATCTGAGAACCTACAGTACTTGCGGTAGTACCTGGATCGTTATATTGCATTGGCATAATTATTTTCCTTTATCTAACAGTTAATTTAAGTTAACCGTACTTCTTCATAAACTCTTCATCAGACAATTCCAAAGGATTGTCCTGAGTCTCTGCAGCAGCACTGCTAGCTTTCTTAGTAGGAGCAGCAGCTTTTCGTTTCTTGTTTAGCTGAGCTACTTCTTTCTTTGCTTTAGGTTCACTTGATACGCTAGCCTTGTCTGTTGGAGCACCTTGCCCTGGTTGAACTAATTGTCCCTGACTTGCTAGGAATTCAGCAGCCTGCTTGTAAGCCACAACATCAGCAACACCATCAAGCCTGCCTAGAAGTTTCTCACGTTCAACTACTGCCATAACTTTGTCATACACACCATTCTGCATGTGAGTGTCGATGATAGAGATAATCTCAGGATTATCCGCTACCATTGTTTTACTATCTGAATCCCATTGCTTGCTCATAACCTCAATAGTCTTCTGGAAAGTCTCACTCTCACGAATACCTTCAATGGCCTGATCTAAGTTATATTCCTTATCAGACACCCCATATTCAGTAGGGCTGTACTCCACATCTTTACTAGTATCAATATCTAAAGGATCAATACCACTATCTTTTATAAGCTTAGCAACAGCTTTAGGATCTTTCTTACTTAGATCAATGAGATTATTCAGCTTACCTTCATCAAGTAAACCGTTATTCTCAAGCATCTTAACCATCTTCAAATGCGGCTTAATTTGCTGCATCTTACGTTGGTATCCAACACCCATCTGCATAAGACGTACAACCTCTTCAGGGTCGTTAATCTGTATTTCTGTACCATTGGCTTTGAAAGGGGCAGTTACCTTTTCATACGCACTTTTGAAGTCAAATTTATCAGTATCCTGGGTATCCCCTTTCGTGTCTGTATCTTCACCTTCTGTATCAAGAGACTCTGTTTTATCGCTGTTAGCTTCGGGTTCATCCTCCGTCAGGGTATCCCCATCCGGGTCGGCTACTTCCTCGTCTTCGGCAACAACCTCAGGTTGCTCCTGTGCTTCTTCCTGAGCGTTCTCAGTATCCTGAGAATCTTCAGTATCTTCATCAGAGGTAGTCTGCTCTACCTCTGGTTCTGAATCTTGTGTGGGGTCTTCCACATCATCTGGAAACCCTCCTACGCTTTGAGCTAGAAACTCTTCATCAGAGAGTTCTAGAGCGCTTGTTGATGTACCAGCTTTGACTGTCTCCATTATTCAATATCCTCAGCCAGAATCTCTTCACGGGCTTCTTTGGCTTCAGCAATAAGATTCTCCATCTCATTACCTGCAGACATAATCTGCTGGAAGTATCCAAACAATGCACCAGGCCCTGTAATCATCTTATCAATTTTAGCCTCTTGTTCTGGGGTAAGTCCAGCATTCTTAGCCATAGTCAAACGGGCTGCTTCAGTAGTGAAGTACCCGTTCTCAATTACCTCTACAAATTCAGGAGTCTTACTTAGCTTAAGAAAAGCATTCTTAAGTTTAACGTGTTTCTCAGCATCCTCAATAGTGATCTGAATATGGTCAAGTTGGTCTTCTGCTGTGCTCATGTTATACATCCTTATGGGGTTGGTTAGTTAATTATTTAAGTACTAAAAGTTTACTATAAACCATCATAGTAAACTTTTACAAGTTTATCGGTTTAAGTTAGGTTCATTAATAATAGCATCTGCAAATTTCTTATCAAGTTCATTGTTCTGATCTACGCCTTTCATATTCTCCTCATGCTGACGATTAACACCAGACTCTTGCTCTACAAAGTTAAGATCTTCCATATCAGACTTACTCTCTAGGTTACGAGTCTTAGCTTCTTTCAGTGCGATATCTGCAGTATTCTCTTGAGCCTTAGCTTGTTCATTAGCTACCTGAGCCTGTAATAGTGCAACCTCTAGTTGAGCTTTCTGTTGTGCCATAGGATCTGGTTGAGGTTGATACTCCTCAATACGCTTAGCTAGTTCAGGCATCTTACGGAGTCTAGCTATGTCAGATAGAATCATCTGAGACATAGAGGGTTCCATATTATTACCCATAGTCTGTAGCATGAAGGAGAGCTCTTGAGCTTTCTCATTATCAGCTTCAGCAGTAGAGATGTTTAGTTTAATATCATAACGACCACCAAGGTCTTCACGATTGATCGCTACAAACTCTTCGTTAGTAATACGAATGATCTCTTCATCTTCTAGGAACTCAGCATTCATTGAAATGAATTTACGACCAATCTGGAGTATACCCTCAGCTAGTCTACGTAGGATACCTAGCTCCCTCTTAGAGGTAGCATCTAGAGCTGATCTAATACCAGTAGCTGTATTACCTAAGGCTTGTCCTGAGATGCCCTGACTGAATGCCTTTACACCTGTAAGACTCTCTGCCTCATCATTCTGCAGATTCAGCATAGTGAGAGCACTAGTTGGAATCTCTGGGTAAGTCTCCATATGGAATGCTTGTCTAGGATCAATAGTGGAATTGAACTTGTAGTCATCCCCTCTCTCAAACTTACGTGCATTAATTACGTCTAGAGCATCCTTACGGATACCCTGTTGACCGTTGGCACTACGACCTAGGATATCAATCATCCCTCTAGTGACTGCTCCTATGACCTTCTGGTTGTCCTCTAGGAGGTATCCATCAGGTTGTCCAAAGACTTCCTTACGTACAGGGAGATAATCTACCTTAACAAAGGGTAGTTGTTTATCAGGGAATGGAGCCTCCTCTAGACGAACTAAAGTATCCCCAATCCAGGTAGCTACAAAAGGTTCTACCTCTCCAGTTCCATTGATATCCCAGAAGCCCCAGTATTCATGAGCTACGAGCTTCTTACGAGCCTCATCACTGAACTCGAAGCTAGCATCCCTCTCTCCTACAGAGTGGTCAGGAGCTGCTAGAGCACTCTGGTTCTCAGTCTTAACGAAATCTAGATTCTCATATCTACCGTCCTTTTTCAGCTGAGACATAGAGGTTTCAAAACTATAAATAATGAACTCTGCTTTGTCTAAATCCCCCTCACAGGTAGGATCAATAATGAGGTTCTTATAGTTACAAATCTCAACTGTAGGTTGGTTCTTAAGTACCTTTGTCTGCTCTTGAGTTTCAGTACCTACTTGAACTTCCTCATAGGGAGGAAGACCTTGTGCTTGACGTTGAGCAGCAATCTCAGGATTAAGTATAGGACGTGCTTCCATGACTGGAACTTCTACTTCTACTATCTCTTCTTCGTACTCCCAGCCAGTACGGACAATAACGGTACCTTCATCTACTGCAGTACGTACAAACTCATCAATGAACTTGACCTTCTGAATACGATTATTGAATTGAGAGTTTAGAACTAAACCATTCTGAATAGCTGCCTGCTTATCCTCAAAGGTGACAGGGGAGGTATTGAATAGATCATTAGTAGATAGGAAAGGTTCACTCAGAGCTGCATACCTCCACTCTGCTTGCTTACGGATAACCTTAGGTACGATCTTAGATCGTCCCTTCTTAGCCTTAATCTGCTGATCCCCACGTAGAGCACTAAGCCACCCATCTACCGTAGTAACGTGAGCTATGTGAGAGCTCTGGGCTGCGGTGTAGTCTTTCTTGAGATCTGATAGTTTAGGAGGGTTCTCCCAGTTAACTAGCTTATCTGCTTCAGGTGCTGCTACGTCGGTTTTATCGTCATTCATAAGTTATCCGTGTTTGTACTTTAAGGCAGTATATTTTAATCGCCCCCTGTATAGGACATGCATAATTAGTCATACCAATATGTGTCGGAGTGTACCCATCTTCTTATTACCATGCAATCGGGAAGTAGGATTACCTTTACTTAATTAACATATACCGAATGTTAAAATTGTCGTTTAGGTAAGCAGTTGGCCTTACACTTACACCGTCACCATCCATACACGTGACTCTTGGATATATCTTGTCGCCAACGACCTTCACAGCAGCAGAAGTTCTCACAACGGATGAGGTAGTCGGTCCGCGAGAAGAGTTCACACAAACATAGGGGTCTGTAAAAGATGCAGTTATTTCCTCTTGTGCTAAATTGATTATGAACTGCTACACCACCGCAATCACCTCAGCTTTTTTAATGGCAATTACACATCAATAGCGCCCGACCACTCAGGCAGTAATTTGAGCGCCTCGTAAACCCATGAGTGTATCCCCACCCCTGTTTGAGCTAGAGCAGTTAACTTAAACCTAGTAACACCTTTGGTTGGATCGTTACTTTCTCTTGTGCTCAAATCAACATAGCTCCATATCTCACCAGTCGCTATAGTGAGAGTGGCATCAATTTTCACCTTACCTAGTTTATGGTAAGAAAAAGTACGCCCATCCTGTGCGGGTTTATTTACCTGTAATGCCATTAGAGTGCCTCCGATGGAACTGGCCCAACCATCCCACCCTGTAACCAAGCTACCAGAGCAGAGTATCGGTCGTTAATAACTACGGCTTTAGAACTTCCAGCTGATACAACACATACACCGGCACCACCTGCACCACCTGCAGCTGATCCTACTCCGCCACCACCTCCTCCTGCGCCTGCACCTCCCGCACCTCCTGACGCACCTGTCCCGCCTGCTGCCCCACCACCACCATAAGCAGATCCACCACCCGGATGCGCCGGATTAGCCTGGCACGCCGTACTATAACCCTGGCAATAGGGAGAGTTGAACCCCTGAGCACTGCCCGGACGTCCCGCTGCACCACCGGCAGCAGTGCTTAACACCACCAGTGATGCGTCCTTTAGAACAGAGTCAGCTCCTGCTGCGGCACTTACCCCGCCAAGCCCCAGCGTTATGCTATATATAGCACCTGGAACAACCGATAAAGTAACAGGAACTATCGACCCAGGCGAACCACCAAGACCGCCACTTGCACAAGACTCTACCCCGTCATCAAAACCATCGTCATTACATCCCAAACCTTGCGTCGCCGCAGAACTAAATAAGCCTCCACCGCCTCCACCGCCCACCAAATTAACAGTCAGCGAATCATAGTTACTTACAAACACCCATACCCCACCAATTAACCCAACATCCTTAGAGACAGGATCACCTTCGTTATCGGCTACCTTAAAATAATGAGTGACCCCAGTAGTGGTGAAGGTGACATTATCCCCCAGAATAAATGCAGCATCTAAGACCCCAGCCTCTAGTGATCCACCAAATATACCAGTTGAACCAGTGATATTCCCACGGAAGAAACCATTATTAAAAACAGCGTCACCCGCTTTATCAATGAGCCACCCAGCATCGGAGTCAACAGCATTACTATCACTTTGAATCACATTGGCGATCTTGGCGTTAGTGATATTCGCATCGGCAATCTTTGCAGTATCAATTGCACCATCAATCAAGTGGAAATTGTCGATAACAGCATTGCCGATCATGGCGCTGACTATCGAGGCATCCTGAATCATCGCGCTATTGATGTACGTCACACCCCCGTCGATTACGAAAGGTATAACCGCCGTTCCCACTTTGATAGAGAACCCTTCTGCAGCTGTAGCAGGAGAAGAAGTCCCACTACTTACTGTATAGGTGAACGTATCAGCATCAAGCACAGTGTCAATAATCTTAGTGCCGTTATACCCACCTTGTGCTGCGCCTGTAATTACAATTGTGTCCCCTACGGTATACCCATGAGCAGTACAACTGGTAGTTGCAACACCCGCAGTTTGGGTAAGGGTAGTCACAGATTGTAGAGTTTCATTAGGGTTAATAACAGCAAAACGATCAGCTTGTAGTATAAACTCAGAAAAGGGTACTCCGTCTGCCGCTGACGATGCTAAACCAAAACCTGATACATAACCATTGTTATCAATCTTGACTGTGTACTGAGCATCTAAGCCATTAATCGATGAAGTGTGCTGATTGATAGTCGTAGTGTGATTACCTACAGTTGTAGACACCGTATCAATACTTTCAGCAATAACCTCAGTGGTTTCCCACGTATGGCCCCCAGTTATACAGGCAGACCTTGTTTCCTCAACAGAGTCCCCGTTACTATCAATACATCTCCCTACTTGTTCAGTAATCTCATTACCAACATAGGCCTGAGTAGCAATAGCTAGAGCTACCCAAGCACTACCACTCCATCTACGTACCTCATCATTAGCATCTGTAACTACCCATAGATCTCCAATACCTGTTGCTATAGGAGGAGTTGTCGAACCCGCATAAAAGATCACCATTTTAGTAGCGGCTAGTTCTGCAGCAGCAGTAGCGACAGTATCATCCGTATACTTAGTTGCTAGTGCCCAAGTAGAGGCTCCTGTATTTATATACATTTCCTGAGGAATGTAGGTTTCATCAGCAGTGCCTGTAGTAGGTAACCATATATCATTCACAACCCCCACAGGTATGCTATGTGACTGGTTCGCATAGATAGTACGTTTACCATCGGTCAGGTCAGCTAAAGCGAGGGAGTTAGTATTATCCCCCAGTTGGTTCCATGTAGTCGGACCAATGCCCGTACACTTCCATGTATTAGTAACATCAATGGTCACCCCTTCACCGGATGTTTCTGTAGTCTGCTCAATATAGAGGTCATCTACCTTCAGATCTGTAAGAGTCTCTGTATGGTCAATGCCCGAATACACAACTATTTCAGCATCAATCTGATCAGCAACGTAAGTATTGATGGATACACCATCTATCTCAGAGGCAGCCAGATCTATGAATTTAGTTCCATTCGCTAATGCAGTATTAAGAGTGTCTACTACACTATCATCAGTATATTTGGTTGCCGCTACCCAAGTCGTTCCATTATGTATGTAGAGAGTCTCTGGTACGTAGGTTGCGTCGTTTGTCCCTGTGGTAGGAATCCAAAGATCGTTTACTACGCCTGAAGGTACAGTCTGAGATACGTTACTATAGATAGTACGCTTACCATCAGCTAAATCAGCTAAAGTTGCTAACGAAGAACTAGCATTAGTTTGGGCAATCCACCCGTTTACATCATAAGGAGATGTACCGTCGTATTTGTAAATTGTAGTTTCAGTGTAGGTATTAGAAGCTGAATCTGTGACTTCTGCATTCTGAATGTAAAGGTCGTCTAATTTACCTGTACTTTGAGTAGTGACATCTACCCCGCTGAATACGACCAATTCAGCATCTACTTGTACTGAAACATAATCAGTAATAGACGTAGCACCATCCACTGTTGATGCACTGAGATTAATAGCGTATGACCCATCGTCTAAAGCACTTCCCAGAGTATCTACAGTAGCTTGTGCAAGGTATGCGTTTAAATACACTAACCCTACTGCACTATTAGGGGACTCTTCCCAACTGAGAGTCCCTGCAAACCCTCCATTAAGATCTTCATATCTATGGATTGCAGCAACTGTCAGAGGATCACTAAGATCAGTGTCTATCCAAATATCCCCATATGAACTAACAATATCTGTAGGTTCGCCAGGTTGGAAGAAGCCTACAATTGTTCCATCTACAGCTTCATCAGTTGTAGCTAAGTCAGTAACTACCTGTTGCACGCTAGGATCAATTACTGGAGCACTCCAAGTAGCTCCATCATATAACTTACGCTCACCTGTAGTTTCATGAATCCAAGTATCCCCAGCAACTAAAGCAGAGCCATCAGGTTTAACCGTAGGTTCACCGTCCTGATAGAATGTAGTATTGATACCTGCTTTTAAATTATTAGCTAGATGGGATGAATCTAGTTGATTAGCTAAGAGCTCTAGCATGTAAGTAGGGTCTACTCCAGTAGTACCTGCTACAGAGTTAACAGAAAACCATTCACCTGTATCTCCGTTAGCATTACGGAATCTAATCCAATAATATATAGTGGCTGCAGCTCCTACTGAGTGTGCGTAAACCTCCGCTTCGCTAGTACCTAGTAAATCCTTACTTTCAAAATCGTTAGTTTCTGAATACCAAATTTCAGTTACGTCATGACAGTAATAATTCGTACCCCCCCAACTAAGGAGAATATTATCTAAGGCTCCTGAAGCGGAGAACTCCGTAGGTGATGGAGGAATACTACATGAAGGGTCTCCTGAAACTACAGGGATAGTCTCTCCGTAAATATCTTCAATTGTAGCATCAGTACCTTCGCCTATCTCAGCTGTGGTTATATGAGTATATAGATCCTTCCCTGGGTACCTGAAGTAGATATCATAATCCCCATCTAAGATCGTAATATCGTAAGCACCCAAAGCTGCTGTAACAACCTCAGAGGATACTCCTTTAGGGACACCAGTAGGTGTGAGTTTACTAGCTACAAACTTAAGAGCAGCACCTACTAGTGCCTCACCGTTAGCTCGTTTAAGTGTACCTACGAAACGTCTAGACATTAAGGATTCTCAAGAGCTGTGACTCGTACAGTAAGGGCAGTAACGGCAGCATCTAAAGTATCAGCTGCAGTTACTATGGGATCAGTAGTATTGGTAATTAGAGTATTTACAGACACTCCTCCTAATTGAAGATCAGAGGATGCGTCTATGGTTGCAGCATCTATGTTTCCAGTTATCTGGATACCTGCACTGGTAGTCTCTAGAATCAGCTCTAGATCCTTGTACAGGCGTTCTAATCTAATAGTAGGTAACAAGGTAGCAGATACTTCTAGAAGGGCTTCTAGGGTGATAGGATCTCCAGCTATGAGGTACACTTCTCCTAGATCTAAGTAAGCACTCTTACTCTGCTGTTTGTATGCAACACTGTAATGCCCTTCCTCTAAAGACTGGGAATACACCCCAGAACTACTAGTATCAAAACTAAAAGATGAACCCTCTATCACTCCTGCAGGGGTAGTTGCTTTAGCAGTGAATCTAAGAGTAGAAGTATCTACTCCTGTACCGTCAGGGTTTTTAAGAGTGCCTGCTATAGTTCTCATAGTTATATCTCAAGTGGCTGTAAATAGAAGCTTAGCAGTATTAGCTAATCACTTCCACAAATTCGTTAACGTCTAAGTAAATGTGACCTCTACGTGCTCCTATATATACACAGTGTACTTGAGTACTACGAGACTGACTTACTACTTCACACGGATGATCCTCTAAGTAGAATTTACTACCTAGAGGTAAATTCCCTACTTCACTATAGCTAGTGTGCCTCATTTAATAATCCTCCCACCCATCGCTAAAACCTCCATGCCCTTCTATCGTTCCGTAGTCCTGTTCAATAATACTTTTATCATTCATTTTGTAATTACCTTTTCATTGCAGCACTGCCGTAGTAGAAACCAATCACATTCATAATAGCAAACGGTAACCACTCAGGAGTCACCATTCCATCCATTGCCTGATACTCGGTATACGATCTAGTGGTATCTACCAACCCAAAAAGAAATACTCCCCCGTCTGTCATAGCTACAGGCATGTAAGTGGTGATACCCCAGATTGGGGCTGTTAGTATCCAGCCAGCCATTAGCTTTAACTCGCCCTACTCCCTAGTTCGGTGGGTTTCTTTTTGATTGTGGGTTTATCATGGAACAACCCAATTACCCACGGCAACAAGAATACCAACAGCAATCCCCAACCTATTACTTCAATCGCAAGAATAATTACATCTATCCAAGTAGGTGGCGGTTTGTCAGCAACCGCAGCTTCTGCCAAAACAGCGCCAGTCCCTGCCCCAATTGAAGAGCCGACAGCATAACCAGTAGGCCCACCAGCCAGATACCCGACAACACC